CAAAGACCAAGAATACAAAGAGGATAAAGTCAAACTCCAAAATGTCATCTTAGAAATGGAAGCCAAAATCGCTATGCTGAAGGGGGCATTGGAGAAGATTACCAAGCACAACGAGTCCATCGAGTACTTTGGATATGAATTTGAGATTGCCAAAGAAACCTTAGCCAAACTAAGAGGTGAGGAATAATGAAGAACTCCAAGGACTATACAATTAAATTCGACATAAGCTCTGATGATAAAAAAATCCTTATCATGCTACGTTCTATAGGAAAGTATCTATACAATAACTGCAATAAGCTCTTAAAGATGCAAGCTAAATCAGAGACTTGGTCTTGGAAATCGTGTAAGAAAACATGGAAACAGAACAAAAGGAGTCACAAATGAGCCTAAAAGATGACTTTGATTCATTTGGAGAAATCACGATTAGCTGTGTGATATTGGTATTAGGCTTATTGGTTTGTAACCTGGCCTATGCTGAGGGAAAGGCAAGTGTGTGGTTTGGCTGGCAACATACGGTCTCTTCTCAGTATGGAGAGTCTTACGTGGCGGGCGGCAGATCTGAAGCTATGGTTTACGAGGGCTTAAGCCTGGCCATCGAATATGAGTACCATGGGCCGACGGCTCATGAATTCAAGGCTGATAACCCAGGTTCCTATGGGGATCTCTCAGGTCATGCGGTGCTTGGGGAGATTATCTACTATCCAAGAATCAAGATAAAGAGCATTCAGCCCTACCTCTTTGGTGGGCTTGGGTGGTCCTGGTGGGAATTTGAGCGTGAGGCAAGCCTTGCAGAAGCTGACATCCAGGTGAAGCTTGGGGATTCATTCGCTAAGAAGGTAGGAGTTGGGATCGAATGGCCACTAGGTAATGGCTGGCTCCTTGGGATGGAATGGTCTTACTTTCATAGCTATGTTCCAAAGGACTCATTTTATGAGGCCGATGGATCTTATGCCAATGTACTCGGGGATGATGCGTCCCACGGCGGTAGAATCAAGGTGGGCCAAGAAGAGACCAACCTTGTGGCAGTCATTAAGAGAACTTTCTGAACGAAAGGAAATGTATGGTAGACAAAAAAATATCCGTTAATAATGAATTGTACGCTGCCCTTGCTTCTGCTGACGAGATCAAGGACGGCTCTGAGTGGTTCGGAAGTCAGTTTGAATCTTTGCAAGCTTCTCGGATGAAGTATCCTGCCGGTAAGACTTTTAGGATTCACCATCACATTTTGAACCCGAGGACGATTAAAAGGACTCAAGAATCTTTTATTGTGATAAGTGGCAGGCTTGCTGTCGATGTTTATGCCAATCCAAAACCTTCTGGCGGGGGTCTTTTTAAAGAACCATTGTTTCTTGGTACTTTAGAAGCCGGGCCGGGTGAAGCTGTATTTATTTATCGCGGGGGTCACGGGATCAGGGTTTTAGAAGATTGCGTGGCTTATGAAGTGAAAGCTGGCCAATTTTCATATGTTTCAGAGGACAAGGAATTTTTGAACGATGTATGAACGCAATACGGTGATAAGGCAGTTTGAAGAGACGATAGCAAAACACTGTGGTGCGCCTTATGGGATTGCGGTCGAGAGTTGTACCGCCGCCTTGTTCCTGTGTTGTCTGTATCTTAAAGTGAAAGAGGTGACGATCCCGAAGAAAACTTATTTCAGCGTCCCAATGAGTATTATCCATGCAGGTGGTTACGTCAAATATGAGGATTTAGATTGGACTGGGGCGTACCAATTAAAGCCATACCCGATCATCGACAGTGCTATGAGATTCAAGAAGAATATGTGTATTCCAGGTACTTTTCACTGCCTATCTTTTCACTACGCCAAGCATATTCCCATCGGCAGGGGTGGGATGATTCTTACGGATGACGAAGTGGCCGCCGCATGGTTCAGGGTAATGCGGAATGACGGTCGGAGAGAGATTCCAAAAGAGAAAGACAATGTAAAACTTTTCGGATGGAACTTTTACATGACTCCAGAACAGGCGGCGCGGGGATTGTCTTTGTACTACTGGAGAATTTTTAATCATAAAGACCCAGAAGATCTTCCAATGACTCACGGCGATATCAGCTATGTTTTCTAAATACGCTCGATATTACGATCTATTTAACCAAAACAAACCCTACAAAAAAGAGATAGAGTTTGTATATCAGTGGGCTAAAAAACCCAGGACTATTTTTGATATTGGACCAGGGACTGGAAATTATTGGAAGTTCTACCCAAAAAAAACAGTCCTTTTCGGGGTTGAGAAGTCAAAGTCTATGGCAGATAGGGCAAATGTTGTCGAAGAAATTGTCTGTGCTGACATAAGGAACTTTAGAATGGAATCTCGATTTGATTGTGCGACTGCTTTGTTTGATGTAATTAACTACATTTCAACAAATGACTGGTGGAAAAATATCCCTGTAAAAAAAGGTGGATATTTTATATTTGATATTTGGGATAAAGAAAAAGTAAATCAAGACGGATTCATTATAAAAGCAAAAGCAAATGGGACTTCCATAAGAATCATTACACCGATCGGCTATGATGGAAAATCTGTGAGGTTGAATATCTCTGTTTTTGAGAATGACCTGCCACAGTTTGAAGAGATCCATCAAATGTATGTTTACAGCCACGAAGATATCCTCCGCTTTTGCGGGAAAGAATTTGAAGTTGCCGAGGTGAAACCCACAGAGCGTTGGCAGGCTTGGTATAAATTGAGGCGTAAATGAAGATCGCTTTGCTTCACCGATACACCCCAGACCGCATAAGCGAGACGAATGCCGCGTATCCGTATCTAGCCGCCAAAGGCATGGACATTTTGACTTTCAAGAAGTTTGATAGATTGTCGAGACTGGGTAAGTTTTGGAAAAGCTTACTTTGGATTTTCTACGCGCCGTTCCTAGTTATTGGTAAAGGCTACGACGTTTTGTATCTCGATGATAGTTATCCTTTCTATCCAGTCCTCGTAAAACTTGCTTCTCCGCGATCTCGTGTCGTCATCCGGCTCGGCGATCTGCATCTTATGTATTACTACTCTGGCTGGCTTTATAATTTCCTTCATTTCTTTGAGGAAATCGGCTGGACGGTTGCGGACAAGATTCTTGTTATCTCTCACGCTATGGCTGAGACTTTAAGAAAAGAAGGCTATCCATGTGAGGTTATTCGTGATCCGGTTGACCCAAAAGACTTCCCGTGGGTTGGCACCAAAGATGACGGAAATACCGTGATGTTTCATGGAGTTATGACTAAAAACAAGAACCTAGACATGCTCCTTGAAGCCGCCAAGCGAATGCCTAAAACGAATTTCTTGATAATCGGCGACGGCCCGGATCTTAATCGGTTGCAAAAGATAGCCCCAAGAAACGTATTTTTTGATGGGTGGACACCATTTAAAGATATTTGGCTTAAGATTGCTTCATGCTCGGTGGGTGTGGCCTTGCGTAGTGATAACCCCGGCAACGAATATGTCGTCACTTCTCCATTTCTTCAATACGGAATTATGGGCAAGCCATGCCTTGTAACGCGCCGGAAGGTGTTCGGAGATTATGAATGGCAGTTTTCTGGCGTGGATGAGCTTGTCGAGAAGATAAAAATACTTATGACTAAGCCAGAAGAAGGCCAGAAGCTTAGAAAATTTGTCTTAGAAAACCACTTGGCAGAGAAAATTGCAGAGCAAATTTTTAGCATTATAAGTAATTGATTAGGGCGAGGCATGGCAAGGCGTGGCGAGGCATGGCAAGGCGCGGCACGGCGTGGCAAGGCATGGCAAGGCAAGGCGAGGCGCGGCGTGGCGAGGTTAATTAAATGACAAATAGGAGATTTAAAAATGAAAACAATAAAAAGAAAAGTGATATTGAATGGTCTTACGCCGATTTTGTTCGATCGCTACTCAGGAAACAACAAGGAGCAGTTGTCGATAATGGAAAAAGCTTATTTCGAGAATCAAAGGATGGTTATACCGTCGACAAACATATTATCATTCTTATCTGCTCAGAACACCGAGAGTGCGCCTCAAAGAGTAGTAGGGCGTGGATGGAAAGCAGTGGCAAAATCAGCGCAAAGTTATGTTCAAATACACCCGTTTATGATTCCTTTTACAAGAAACGGCAAACAGCTAACGCAGGAAAACGCTGATTTAAAAGTCCATTACGCCGTCGCAAAAATTATGAAAGGTAAGTTGGCTATTCCGAACCCAAAAGAGAGGCCGATGCTTGAGACTCCGTGGGAGATTGCTTTTGATTTGGAACTTCTTGAAACGCCTGACCTTAACGAAAACCTGCTCAAGAAATTATTTGAGATTGGTGGCGTAGCCATTGGTCTAGGAACTTTTAGGGGGGTATTTGGAAAATTCAAAGTTACCGAATGGAAATAATCCTTACGCGACCGTCGTAATTTGTACAATGGGCGAACCAAAAAGAGTTCTTGAGTGTCTTAATGCCCAGACTTTTAGAGACTTTGAGGTTATTGTGGCCTCTGAGAAGGGGATCGTGAATGCACTGAATTTAGCTTTAGGTCGCGCTAGAGGTGAGATAACAATTCGCATAGACGACGACGTATATTTGCCACCAAGATGGCTAGAAGAGCTTATAAAGCCCTTTTCTGACCCTTGTGTGGCTGGTGCTACAGGGCCGACATTTGTACCTAGAGAGCTAAGACAGCACAGAGATAGCATAAGGATATGGGAAAATCCAAATAGATTTTTAAAATGGATGACAAAAACTAATTTCAGACCCCCATATAGCAATGAACTTGCACCGGCGGCGATTTATGATTGTGGGATGGTTTCTTACGATTCAAATTATGAAGAAAGATTTTACGAAATAAAAACGATGCCATGTTTTCAGTGTGACCACCTTGAGGGAACGAACTGGGCTATGAGGACTAAGCTCATTCGAGAAGTCGGAGGTTTCAATCCAGCCTTTGATGGGGTGTGTGAGTGGTTCGACACAGACGTGGAGTTTAAAATAAAGAAACTTGGCTATGTCTTGCGGTATTGTCCAAAGGCTTACCTCTGGCACTTGCTTGAATTTAGTCCGAATTACAATGAGCGTTTTGATGGTGTTGGTCGTATAAAGAATTGGATACGATTTCATCGTAGGCACTCAAAGTTTCATTGGAAGATGGTGGTTTATTTGATGGTGTGGGGAGGGTATTTTATAACAAGGAGATTTAAAAAATTATTTTTTCAATACTGAAAAACAAAGAAATCGAAGCAAAAGCTAGGGAGCTTGGCGGTTATTACACTGCTGAATTTGCCACAGGATATATGATGACACACCATCCAATATTATTTATTTTGGATATTTTTATTCCTGTGGTGGTTATCTTAGGAATCTTTTTTATATTTTGCAGATGAAAGTATCAGTCATCATCCCCGCCATGAAAGGTCGCGAGGCCATGCTTGCGAAGCTTCTTTCTACCATCCCAGACAAATACGAAAAGATCGTGGTGGATGATGAGAACCTGCTTTTAGTGGCCAAAAGAAACAAGGGCGCACGACAGGAGAAAGGAGAGTATTTACTTTTTATTGATGATGACAATTATTTGGAGGAGGAGCCAAAACCTATAGAAAACGCCTTAGAAATTATAGAACAATCAGGCATTGGAGTTGTCGGCTTCATAGCCTGCTATTCCGATAAGCCGTGGATAATTGCTGACGGTGGGTCAATGCGAAACTATCTGACAGGGTTTACATCTGGTGTGAATACAAACGCCTCATGGCCGAAGTTGGATAAAACGCCTTACGAGGTGGACGAGGTCGCCAATGCTTTTATGATTCGTCGAGAGCTTTTTGAAGAGACAGGCGGCTTTGACGAAGTGAATTTTCCTATGGATATGAGTGAATCGGATATATGTCTTAGAATTAAGAAAATGGGCTATCGTATAGTTATGAACCCTCGGGCAATTTGTTATCACAAATCACAGACGTATTCTTGTTTTCCTAACTTCCGAAAGGAGATGTATGCGTACTTTCATGGAAACGGTCGCATTTGTTTTGCGCGAAAGCATTATCATGGTTTATGTTATTGGGGCCACATTAGCATTTTCCTTCCTCTATTTCTTTGTTTTTATACAGCATCGCTTCTTTGGAGAAAAAACTTCAAAGTAATTATTCCATTTTTGGAGGGTGTGTTCGATGGACTACGAGGTCGTAGAACGAATAAATATCAACCGCGCTAACTGTATTAAGGTTGGCGCATTTTTGTATGACAAAGAAGTAGACGGGCTTTATCACGAAAGCCATTGGTGGTTCCCCGTCCAAATCGGAATCACGCATGGACTTACCCGGTGCCAAGTCACCCCAATGTTTTTGAAATTGCCATTTTTAATGAAAGGGTGGGTTCAGGAATACATTCTTCTCCGTGAGATCGAACTCCTGAAACTCGCTCTCACAGGAAAAATCCTTATGCACGGCTCATGCTATGACAACACTCTTGTCGTGGGTTTTTCCAATTCAGGAAAGACCTATCAGACCTACAAAGCAGTCTCGGAAGGAGCAAAGCTTATCTCCGAGGAATACACGATCATCTACGATGGGAAAGCCCACCCCTACGAGCGCGTCATGAGGACGTGCTTTTCGGCTCGCACGATGAAAGATTGCGGAATCGAGACTTCATTAAGAGAAAAACTTTGGCTCATGGCGGCGACACTTCGAGCGACTCTTTTTCCGTTCATGTATGAGGCCGTGATTTGGAAGAACATCCCTGTAAGCGGCGAGTCATCCGAAATAAAGAAAATCGTCTACGGCTCCACCGGACGAGAGGTAAAAGACTGGAAGGAGTTCGCTATTCTTTGTGAAAACGAGTTTCCTTTTATGTCGAGTGAGTTTTTGCAGGCGTATGCTCTTGTATCAGGGCTTGATTTGCTTGGAATTCAAGAGACGCAAAGGAATTTAATCAAGAAGTTTGTTGAAAGTGTATACCCGCTATAAGGATTTTATGGAAGAAAAATACGGAAGCATGGAACTTCCAAAAAAGAAGTGCGGACATGAGGTTGGTTATCGGTGTTGTTGCCATCCAAACAAACGAGATTTTATTGAAAAACCAATAGATGCTGTCGAAGAAATTCATAGAAAAAGACGGCGTTAAATGCCGTCTATCCTCCGAACTGGAAGTAAAGGATTCATCGCAAGCGGTCTTGTAGGCGAAGGAATCGACATCAAAGACGGTGTTGATATCTGCACCTACAAAGCCAAGAAAAAATATGACGTGGTAATTCACACGGCGGCCAAAACAAGTGTCGTGGAGTCAGAAAAAAATCCTGCATCTTATTTTGAAACGAACGTTAATGGCACTATGAATATGGTGAAACAACACCCGGAGGCACATTTTATATATTTATCTACCGCCGCCATTTATGGAGAAGGATTAGACCACACGGTAAATTCAATTCCACAATCGTCCTCGACATACGCTTACACCAAATATTTAGGAGAAGGTATTATAAAACGATTTGCGAGGTCGTGGGTGATTCTTCGCTTGACTAATGTTATCGGGGAGGGGGAGCGCGGCGAGCCGAACGTCTATCAGGTTTTTGAAAAGGCCGATGTTCTTCCGATTTATGGCGACGGCCTTCAAACGCGCGACTTCATTCATGTCGATAAAGTCCGTGAAGTTATAATGAAAAGTTTAGAGAAGCGCGGCGTATTCAACGTCGGATCTGGGGTATCAAAAACTATTATTGAAGTTGCGAAAGAATTTAACAAGCCGATGAAATTTTTACCGGCGAGAGACGGGGAAATTAGAAACTTTGGGGTTAAGGATGCTGTCAATTTTAATTCCTAATCATCAAGAGAAAGAGATCCACGAAGTAGTCGATGAAATAGAGAAATTGAATATAGCTCATGAGATTATTATTTCAAAAGATAGCGAAAGTAAAGGCAAGGGGTGGGCGGTCCGAGAAGCTTTAACCCACGCCAAAGGTGATCAAATAGCCATACTCGACGGCGATGCCGAGATCCCGGCACGTATGCTTTTAAGACTTTTGCCGTTCCTTCAAGATTTTGACGTGGTGGTTGGCAGTAAGAGAATCACCCGCGCTCCGCTTCGGCGTAAAATAATGACGCATGTTACCAGAATATGGTTTAGATTTCTATTCGGGGTTTTCGTGGACACACAGACGGGAATAAAACTTTTCAGGCGGTCGGCACTGAAAGCGTTGGATTATAATTGGGAAAGTAACGGTTTCGTGTTTGATTTGGAAATAATATCACGGTTGCAAAAAAAAGGTTTCAAGATGGTTGAAGTGCCGATTGAGTGCGAAATAAAAAGGCAGTTGGCATTCAAGACAATATTTAAAATAGCGGGAGAGAGTATTTGGTTATGGTTTCGATTATTATTCCGACAAAAATAATAGACACCTACGCCAAGCGGTGTATTGAATCTTGCGAGAAACTTCCGGAGGATAAGGAAATCCTCGTTATCACAGACGAGATTTGTCCAGGTTTCCCGGCAGGAAAAAGAAACTACGCAATGCAAATAGCAAAAGGAGATATCTATGCCTTCATCGACTCAGATGCGTACCCTTCTAAAGACTGGCTCAAAAAAGCGCTATACTGGCTCCAATGCTACCCGGCGGTATGCGGCCCAGGCATTCTCCCGCCGTGTGCGCCTTTTTCTGAAAGAGTCGCCGATCAAGTGCACAAATGGGTGTTTTGCCCTTATCGCGTCACCTCAAGACATCCGCAAATTGTTCCCTGGCACCCGACGTTCAATCTTCTCGTCAGAAAAGATGTGGCGAATGTTTTTGACAGTTATCTTACGGGCGAGGATGATCGCTTCTGTGAAAAAATAAAAGAAGGGATTTTTTACCATCCTTCGATCTTGGTTTACCACAACCGCCGGGGAGCTTTCAGGCCGCTTTGGAAGCAGTTCGGAACCTACGCGCGGCACAAAGGGGCGTTTCAGGGGATGGCGTTCGTGGCATGGGTCACGACGCTTTGGGTGTATGCGGTTAATTGGGTGAAGGGGTTTGTGAGGAGGAGACCCAATTGAGAGGCGTTGGTGGAAAGGTTGAAAAAACTCTCTACCATTGTGAATGGTGCAATAAGGAAATTTACGAATGGAGATGGGAAAAATGCCGAAAGCGCTCATAACCGGCTCTTGGGGTCTCGTCGGGACAGAAGCCACAAAATATTATTTGAATGAAGCTTGGGAGGTGGTTGGAATTGATAATGATATGAGAAAGCATATGTTTGGCCCAGACGCTTCGGTGGTTAAAAACAGAATTGACCACAGAAATTATAGACATCATGGAATTGATATTTCAAAAATTGAGCCAATTATTGAAGCTGAAAAACCAGATTTGATTATCCATTGTGCCGCAGCGCCGTCCCACGATTGGTCAGCGACAAATCCGCTTCTGGACTTCGGGATTAACGCTTATTCGACGCTCATGCTGTTGGAAATGACACGAAAGCACACGCCGGAGGCGGTTTTTGTTTACCTTTCTACGAATAAGGTTTATGGGGACTGGCCGAATAGGGCTGGATTCCATGAGTACGGAACTCGATATGAACCCATCCATCTTGATGATATGAACCCCGGATTTGATGAAAAAGTGTCTATAGATAATTCAACTCATTCTCCATTTGGTGTTTCCAAGCTCGCGGGCGACCTCTACACCCAAGAATACGCCCGCTATTTCGGCCTGAAAACGGGAGTCTTCCGTTGTGGCTGTATCACCGGCGCGGCTCATGCGGGAGCAGAGCTTCACGGATTTCTTGCCTACATGGCAAAATGTAAGAAACAAAATATCCCTTACAAAGTTTATGGCTATAAAGGCAAGCAAGTGCGCGATCAGATTCACGCCCACGATCTCGTTAGAGCGATTGATTGCTTTGTGCGGAACCCGAAGCCGGGAGAAGTTTATAATATGGGCGGCGGCCGCCATTCTAACGTGTCAGTGTTGGAGGCGCTAAATTGGATGAAAATAAAAGATTGGGAATATGTCGACGAGCCACGTAAGGGCGATCATATTTGGTATATTTCGGACGTTTCAAAATTCAAGGGACATTATCCAGAGTGGGACTACAAATACAACTTGTGGGCTATCATGGAGGATTTAATGAGATGAGCGATAATCAAAAATGGTTTTTAATTGGTGGAATTGTTAGTGCTGTCTCTTGTATGTTGATTGTTCTCGGTTTCATTTGGTTTCATTTATGAGATACCTTTTCCCTCTTAATCCCTACAACCAACAACGTCAATTTCAGAAGCCAGTCTGGGTCTACCCAGCTCATTTGGCGATGTATGCGACTTATTTGAGGAATGAGGGGCATGAGGTTGTTTGGGATAGCGAAGTATCAAAAGACATGGGATTTGATTTGTTGTTAGAACGCAACGATAAGAGAATAGCAAAAATAATCCAAGATGATTTTCAAATAGACGTTCCTTTTGAGGAGCTACCATTCCCAGACCGCATATTTACTGATGCTAAGAACAAACGCTGGCAGTCATACGGAAATTATAAATACCATCCGGCTACCCACATGATGGCTTCAAACCTTTGTTGGTGGGGAAAATGTACGTTTTGTATTGATACCGCCAAACTTCAGGCAGGGGAGAAGCGCGGCATCCGATCGGTCGATCACGTCATGGAAGAAATAGATGATCTCATAATAAATGGATATCGCGAGGTCTTTGATGATTCAGGGACTTTCCCTATTGGTGATTGGCTGAACGAATTTTGCCGAAAGATGATTAAGAGCGGTCGCAATAAACAAATTGTTTGGGGTTGCAATATGAAACCAATCGCCGAGAAAGTGGTGCCTTTTAAACTGATGAAAGAAGCTGGGTGTCGGTTCATGTTAGTCGGAGTTGAATCAGCGAATCAAAAGACTATTGATATCATAAAGAAAGGTCAGGAGTCTCACAAGGTTATCGAGAACATGAAAGCCATGAATGACGCTGGCCTAGAGGTCCACCTGACTTCGATGTTTGGATATTCTTGGGAAATGTATGAGGACAATATGCGGACAGTAAATCTTGTCCATTATCTTTTGAGAAAAGGATATGTCAAAACCGCCCAAGCTTCTGTCTACATGTCGCCTCGCACGGCTCCTGATCCAAACTCGCCAGCGCAGAAATACATCCAAAAAGTTTACGATATCTATAAAGACCCCCGGTATTGGCTCAGGAAGATTTTAGATTTAAGACGTTGGGAGGATGTGACGTATTTATTAAAAAGGATCGGGCATGTCAAACACGCTAAATAACCAATGGGGAAGCTTTGAAACAGCATTTGATTGAACTGGGAGAAAAGGAGTCAGATTTTGAACCAGTTTGAATTTATTTGGTGGATCATCATCAAACACGCAGAATAGGGGGTAGTTTATGTATATTTTGCAATTTGTAATGAGCGGTGGAGGCCACGTTAATTTTCCATGCTGTAACATGGAAATTTTAAAGATTCATATTAATAATTTTCTTGAAGCGGTTAGAAGCACGAGCCCAAATGAAATTGAGGCAGTTATTTTTGCTGATGATGCTTTTGGAAATCATATTGGGATGGTTAGGTGTAAGTATTGTCTCGGTTACAATGTGTTTGATTTATCACAGGACAAGCAAACAGAACTTATAGAATCAAATAAAAAAATGGCGGACGCTATTACCAAAAGTATTATGTCCGGCGAGGGATGGAAAAATAATGAGTAATTATATCTTTTGGATCATAATCGTTAATCTAGCTCTTTACTTAAAAACGCTTCGTTATAAATTTGTTTCAGATGACTTCTCCTGTTGGAAAAACCCGCCAGTCGCAAAGAATGCCTGGAACCGTCTTTGGCTTCAAATCACCGGCCAGATGAAAATCTACGCCAAGAGCGTTCAGTTTGTCCGCGCCAATGGGAAGCTCTTTATGGTGATTGTGAGGAAAGAAGAAATGGAGCACCTTTTGGCTTTGACGCTTCACATCGCTATTTGCCTCTCTATCTATTTTGCGTTTGGCGCGTCATGGGTGTTATTTGTGGCTGCCATACTTTATTCAGTGAATCCTGTAAATAATCAAGGCACGATCTGGCCGTCAGGACGTGGGTATGTGTTTCCGATTCTTGGGATTACTCTTTCCATGGCTATACCTTTTCTTTCGCCTTTATTTCTTTTTGCTGGTACATGGTACACGGCCGGGTTTTTGGCTCCGCTCGCGCTTATTGGATCAAAGTGGTGGTACCTACTGGCCTTCATGCCTATTATTTGGTGGATTCACTCAAAGAAGTTTACGAAGGCCGTAAAAAACAAGCAAGTTTCGGAAACTTTTACTGAAGATAAGATTGTCCATCCTAAAAAACTTATTCTTGGTATAAAGACTTTTGGATTCTATCTATTTCTTTGTATTATCCCTTTTCGGATTACGTTCTACCATAATTTCCTTCAGTCCTCTGCTGGGAGCATGAAACATAAGAATTACACCCTTTGCAGGTATTTTTGGTTTGGTTTTACAGCCATTGCCATATGGGTCTATTTTGCTATTACAAGCCCGTGGTCAACACTTCTTTGGGCGTTTCTAGCCTTCTTCATTACCATAGCACCATTCACGAATGTCGTTAGGGCGAACCAAGAGATCGCGGAACGCTTCGCGGCACTTCCGAACGTATTTTTGATGTACGCTCTAGCGCAGATTATAGCACCCTATAGCATTTTATGCACAGCGTTCGTAGTCTTTTACGCCACCAGAACATTTTATACTTTAAAAATGTATCAAGACGAATATTACATAACCGAGGTTGCGATTATTGAAGATGAGGGTTCTTGGTGGGCTTGGCACTGCCGCGCCATGAAGCGATGGGATACTCAAAGCTATAAAGAGGCATTAATCCTTTGGGTGAGGGCTATGTTAATTTCTAAAAATGAATTTAAGGTTTTGATTAATATTGCCACTTGCCTGCGGTTATTAAAAAATGATGCCGAAGCTGACCATTATCTTGTGTTAGCAGAACAGAACGTTGTTCCAGGACAAGAAAAGGAAGCAAAACAATTTATAGAAGATCATAGACGTGGTAAACTACCAATATTGCTTTAAAGAATACTTGCTTTAAAAAAAGTCAAGTGATATTATCATAGTAGTGGGAGATTCGACATGCCAACACCATTTGAAAAAAGGCCTTTCAGCATGTTTTCTGTTTCTGATGAAATCACTGTCAATCGAGTCGGGAAGAGAGTGACGATCAAAGGGCGGGACGGTACGTTTACGGATTCGGATTCAGTTGAGGCGAATTTACTTTTTGAAATACTTAAGGTGCTGAAAAAGAAATAGTTACTATTTTAATATGAGGTTTTTATGGCCGGAGTGAAAGGGAAAAGCGGAAGACGAAGCAACGCGAATGAAGATTTACGTCTTCGTGTACTCGATAAAGCCTGGGTTCTTATGGAAAGAGATCTTGATGATCCTGATTTAGACCCTATTGAAAAGCGAGAATTATATAAAGCCCTTTGTACTCGTAATGTTCCTCAACATGTTCAAGGTAATTTTAAACACGAAGTAACCGAAATGCCCGCGATCCAGAAAGAATATTCTGGTGAGGCCAATAATACCAACCGCATAGCGGAGTATTTCATTGGCTCGTCTCCTCCTCCCACAGATACTTGATATCCCCGACAAGATTTTACCTCTTGTTGATCCTGATAACTTTAACAAGTATCGCTATTTCATTATCAAGGGCGGTCGCGGCGGCGGTAAGTCTCAAGGGGTGGCGAGGTTTGTTTTATACCTAAACGAGAAGTATAACCTTCGCACCGTCTGTGGCCGTGAGACGCAGAACTCAATATCTGAATCAGTCTATTCCCTTCTTTCAGATTTAATCCTCCAGTATCAATTGAATTTCGAAGTGGCCGCTTCTAAAATCTCATCCAGGGAAAAGTCAAGTGAATTGAATTTTAGAGGGTTTAGACAGCAGGGGGCGTGGAATATCCAAGGGCTTGAAGGGGTTGACCTTGTTTGGATTGATGAATCACAAGCTCTCACAAAGCCAACGCTCGACGTTCTTATTCCCACCATTCGTAAAGAAAACGCCAAGATCATATTCACCATGAATCCCCACGTTCATAATGATCCTGTTATCGTCATGCTCGGCAAGCGCAAGGACTGTCTTGTTATAGACATCAATTACCTTGACAATCAGTTTTGCACCAATGCCCTTATCAATGAAGCCAATGAATGTAAAAAGCTATCCGAGAAAGATTATAAGCATATTTGGCTTGGGGAGCCTCTGGATCAGTCCGAGGACGCTCTTTATTCATTGGCTGACTTTGAATACGGCAAGAAGATGGCTCACTTACTCGCTCCGGGTTATGGGGTGAGGGTTGCCGGGTTTGACATTGCAAGGTTTGGGGATGATAAATGCGCCGCCTTCATCTTTCAACAAATGGGAGCATTGCACTGGGAAGAGATATTTTGTGATGAGTGGGACCATAAAGACTTAAACTACACCACAGGCCGGATACTTATGATCTGCAATGAGCAGGGTGTCAACATGGCTGCCATTGATGAGGACGGAATAGGCTCTGGTCCCTTCGACACGCTCTCCAAAGGCCGTGGGCTTGAATACTTTGTTGGGTTTCGTAACCCAGGACTTAGTTATCAAGATAACAAGTCTTTCGGGAACACACGCACCTTAAACGCCTACAAGCTTAAAGACGGCCTTGTGAACGGCCATAGGCACGTAAAGAGTCAAAGAGCCATTGATGAGTGTTTAACTATTAAGTATACCTTCGATCATAATCAAAGACGCATTCTCGTATCGAAAGAAAAAATGAGAAAAGATGGGTTTAAATCTCCCAACATCGCGGACGCAATGATAATGGCCGAGAGTTTAATCGGTCAAGTTAAACAAAAACAGGATAGACAATACGAACCAAACATGCAACAATACGCGCATGAGGATAATCTTTTTAAAATAGCAGGAGTGAGATAAATGGCACTTGGAACAACAGCGACAGTATTACTCGCTTTAGGCGCAGGTGGCGCGGCAGGATTTGGTGTTTCAAAGCTTATTTCAACTGGTGTTGGTAGTAAACTATCTTCACCAACGCCTTTACCTCAACCGCCAAGCGTAGAAGCCGCCGCTGGTAAAGCGGAGGAAGTGACCAGAAAGAAACGCGCCGCCATGACTCAAAGCATTTACACCTCGCCTCTTGGAGTGGCGGGTGAAGCGCAAATAGCTCGCAAAACGCTTCTTGGACAGTGAGGGTTGAAACCTATTCCGACCGTTATTTCCTAGATGTGGTTAAGCTCGTTGAGAACTTCCACCACGAGGCAGTCGGAGAGTATGATGATTTACTTGACCCTGATTCCGTGATTGAGACGATTAAATCATCCGATCACGAAAACGCCTTTCTTCTTACTATTGAAGGTGCTTGCCAGGGCATTCTATTCGGTGTGACGTTCAAATCTCTGATAAACGGCGGGACGGTATTCCAAGAGATCATTTGGTACGTGAACGAACCATTCAGACGATACGGCGTAAGATTGCTTCACGAAGTGGAAAAGTTATTGAAATCTCGCGGAGTTAGTATTATGATAATGGCGGTGCTTGAAAACTCAAAGACCGAGAAGCTCAAAAGCTTTTATGAACTTCTTGGGTTTAAAAAGATGGAAACGCATTACGTGAGGTCACTTTAATCGGATATGCTGAACGGTGTAACCCTAACAGCGAATGGAACAAGAAACGCGCACTAAATATGTCCTCAAACGTAGCATCTCCAATTTCAAATAGTCCAATAAAACAGGTGTTGATTCCGGCCTCGCCGGATGAGCCTATGGTCATAGAGATAACCCCTAGAAGCGTTTTTGGCTTCTTTAAGGAGTTCTTATGCCGTATGCTCAGACTGAATCGAAGCCGGTTTCAAAGCCCCGCGCCGACGAGTTAATCCAGCAATACGAACAAGAATTAAGTAAACGCCGTAACTTTGAGAGTTACTGGCAGACCCTCCATGACTATTTTTACATCGAATCAGCCGATGTAAACAACACCTATTCGATTGGCAACGAAATTGACCCGTCCATGCTTTGGGATTCCACGACCCTCGAAGCGTCGGATGTATTCGCATCCGGGTTTATGAACTATCTCACGCCTCCGACCTCCAAATGGTCAAGACTCCGTTCTAGAGATCCGGCGCTTCAATCAAACGAAGCGGTCAACGTGTTCCTTGAAGACGTGATGGCCGAAGTCAATTACGCTCTTAACCGTTCTAACTTTTATGATCAGATGTTCCCGGCTTATAAGTCAAGCGGAGTGTATGGCACTACCTGTCTTTTTGAAGAAGAAGATGTCGAGGACGACATTCGTTTCTACAATATGCCACTTAAGCAGTGCGTGATTGTAGAGGACGCAAGAGGGAGAGTATGCAAATTTTACATTGAGTTTGAGTACACCTCAGAACAAGCCGCAGGCAAGTGGGGCGAAGATGCTTTATCCTCCGAGATGAAGCAGGAAATTAGGGAAGGAAAAGGCCAATCCGTTAAGCATAAATTCCTTCTTTTTATAGCGGATCGTTACGTGCGGGAAATCCAAAAAGAAGACAAGCGAAACCTCCCAATCGAGGCCGTATGGATTGACGTTAAAGGACGTATGATCGTGGATGAGTCAGGGTACAACGAGTTTCCAGCGTTCGCGCATCGTTTTGACAGGAGGCCTTTTGTTCCTTGGGGTTTCTCTCCAGCTATGAAAGCACTGCCTTTCGCGAGGCTTTTAAACGCTATTGCCAAGACCAATCTTCGCACTATGATGAAACACACCGACCCCCCGATTGCCGTGCCTCACAACGCCTTTTTAGCACCTTTTAACATGAATCCAAGAGCGATCAACACCTATAGAAAAGAGCAGATGAAAAGTGGTAAAGACATCTTCGCCTTCGGGAACTTCGGCGATCCTGGTATTGGCCTTCAAGCAGTCGAATATTATGCAGGGAAAGTAAAAGTCCTGATGTACCACGATGTGTTTCTTGCTTTCTCGAACATCACCAAAGACATGAATAACCCAGAGATCATGGAGCGAATCAACGAGAAAATGACGATGTTGGGGCCCGCGGTAGGCAGGTATTTGGATGAGGTCATAAGTCCAATTATTCAAAGAACCGTCGGAATCTTAGCGCGTCGCGGAAAGCTCCCCGATCCACCCATTGAGTTTCTTATGAGTTCGGGTTATGAGATTGACTTTGTTGGGGTTCTCGCGCAAGCCCAGCGCAGGGCCGAACTTAATACCCTCGTCACAGGACTCACGATGATAGGGAATATGGCGCAGTTCTCACCTGAAGTCTTGGATAAGATTGACCCGGACAAGGTGACAGACGAAGTTTGGAGCATTACAGGCGCACCGGTGAAGGTTTTAAGGGATGACGATGAAGTACGTCAGATTAGGGAGGGACGAGCGGAGGCGGCCTTAAAACAGCAGGAAATGGCCGAGATTCACGCAGGGTCAGAGATAGCAAAGAACGCCGGAGCCGCCGAGGCTGGATTTGCAAAGGCGAAGGAAACGAATAAATGAATATCACTTTCAATTTTGAAATAGGCGATATCGTGAAGCTTCCAATCGGTGGAATTGGCAGAGTTCTAGGACAGCGTTCTTTCGGCCAAGGCTCCGAATATAATGTCAGATATTTCAATAACGGTGATGAGAAGTCTGTATGGTTTTTTGAAGATGAGATTGAATTAAAAGAACGAAAAAATGACAAACCTTAAAAACATCGACGATGTCAAAGCCCTTCAATCTAATCTCCGTGCTTCACTTGATACGCCTCAAGGCAAAGAGGTTGTTACCTTCTTAGAGGAAATATGTGGTTGGTATGACTTTGAGGAGAGCGACCCAAACAAGATTTTAATCGCTCATGGCAAGAGACAAATTTTGGCAACACTGAAAACTCTGCTCAGACTACCGGCAGAGCAAATCGTAACGATAGCACAAAAAGGAGAATACAATGGATAATCCCGATCCGGCAGCACCGCCGATAAATCCCGACCCAGCAGCACCACCCGTAACACCACAGGCACCAGCAGCATTTAATTGGAAGGCGAGTTTAGCTCCAGACTTGGCTAATGCGCCTTCAATGAAGAAGTTTGAAGACACAAAAGAAGGTTTTAACGAAGCCGTTAAAAGCCACCTTCTTTTGGAAAAACTCTTGGGGTATGAGAAAGTCCCTATCCCAAAAAGCAAGGATGATACGGTGGCATGGGAGATTTTCTCAAAAGCAATGGGTATCCCCGTCAAACCAGATGGATATGGGCTGCCTGACGTTGAGATCCCCGCGACAATGAAGGGACTGACATTTGATAAGGCGAAGTTCTCGGAAATCGTCCATCAGAATAAGCTTACTCCAGATGCCGCGAAAGGCTTGTGGGGGGCTTATACCGATATGACAAAACAAGCCTACGCCAAGGCTATGAAAGATCAGCAAGACAAAATAACTGGTCTTATCAATCAGCTTAAAGGCGAATGGGGAGACGCCTATCAGTCAAAGGTTGAGCTTGGTCAAATGGTCATAAATAAATTCTCAAGCGATCAAGAAACCAATGATTTTGTCACGGCGACTCTTTCGTCAGATCCGCGCGGTGTGAAATTTCTAGCGCTGATCGGAGATCAGTTCGCAGAGAATAAGATCGGGGAATTTAAGTATCAGAGGCATTCATTAACGCCTGACGAAGCGCAAGCCGAGATTGATTCGATCCGTAGGGATATGAATCATCCGTACAACAACGCGAAATCTTCTCAGGCTGAAAGAGATCGAGCGATTGATTTTGTAAACTCGCTTATCGGAGTAGCAAGAAGACCCAAAGGATAAGCTTTAAGCCCCCGAAGGTTTAAGTGATTGGCCAGATAACTTGAAATAGCCTGGCAAGGTTCGCGCAAGATGCGACCCTCTTTGTTAGAGGACAATCAAATCCCAAGCTTGGTTTAACTTTAACAAGGAGAATCACAATGGCAGACACACAAGCCAACGTATTTGCGCAAGCGTATGCCGCGAATATAATGCAGTTGGCGCAACAGAAGTATTCCAAACTCCTGCCCATCGTGTACATGAAACCAAACGTCAAGGCGAAGGTCTTTTTCCAAGACCAGATTGGCCAATGGGAAATGTCCACAAAGGGTAGCCGCAACGTGCAAACCCCGAACAACGATCCGAACCTCGGTCGCCGCAGGGGTACGATGGTTGATTTCCACGACAATCGAATGCTCGACCGTGGGGATGAGCTAAGGATGTTGTCCGATCCACGTTCAGCCTACACAATCGCCGCAGCGCAGTCTCTTGGAAGACAGATTGATACTGTCATCGCCGAGAAGATTCTGGCTACGGCGAATACTGGTGAAACCGGATCTAGCACAATCACACTTGGGACGACCGCTATTGCGGCGCACTTAAACCCAACCGGTGGCTTAACGCAAGGAACGGCGGCAACGTTGACGTTCGCTCGCGTTCGGGCAGTCAAGAGGGTTTTGGACTTGGAGGATGTCGAAGAAGAAGACCGCTTTTTCGTCATCACGCCTCAAGGTTTGGACGCTCTCTTAAATACCACCCAAGCGACATCCTCGGACTACGTGGCTATCAAGGCACTTGTCAGAGGTGACATCGACACTTGGATGGGTTTCAAGTGGATCGTCTCAAATCAGCTCTCGTCCTCTGGGACTGTAACGAGCTGCTTTGCCATGCAGAGGTATGGTCTCTGTTTGGCGATGGGCGCTGAGCCGATGGTTAGGACAGATGAACGTACTGACTTGTCTTATTCTTGGCAGGTCTACTACGAGTTGAACATCGGAGCGGTTCGTTTGGAAGAAGCCCGCGTTTGCGAAGTTCAGTTAACGAGTGAATAATCCCTATAGGGGAGAGGAGTAAGTCATGGCAGAAGCAAGCAATGTAGCAAAGTATACCGCAGGCGGTAGTGGCGATAACGTCATCGCTGACGGATATATCAAAACCGTGGAGAAGGTGTGGATCGATTCTTATACAATCGCATTCACGAATACCAACACCACGATTGATATTGCCGTGTTGCCGCTCAACAAGAAGATCACCAGTATTGATGTTGAAATTGAAACGAGCATAACCCAGACCTCTGGGACTGTTTCGGTAGGTTTCAGCACTGACGCTTCGGTTGATACCTTCATGGCGCCGCATACGTTCACCCATAATCTGACGAGAACCGGCATTCAGCTCCCACGCGGGGGCGGGTATATCGGGCCTACGACGACGGGTGTTTCGGTTGCGTTTCATGGGGCTTTCGACGGTTATCAGTTTGTGACGACGGGGACGCAAGTCACCGTCTCGGTCAAGCTGAATAACTGGATCATGACGACTGGAACTTTAAAGTCAGTCGTGCGGTACACGTAACAAATAAAGATCGGCGGGGGGCGTCCAAAAGACGCTCT